AAATGATTACCTTGCTTATCTAGACAAAGCCAATCCGTTGTACAAACAAGCAAGATCTGCCTGGGGAGGAGTCTCTGAGTCCAAGAGATTGCTAGACGAGGGAAAGAATTTTTTAAAGCTCAATCCATCTCAAGTTGCTGATGATTTCAGCAAGATGACCCAAAGTGAGAAAGAATATTTCAGACTGGGTGCAGCCGAGGCTATAAGAGATCTTATTGGTGGCAAGCAAGACATGGCTAACATGGCTCAGTCTCTTATTGGATCTGAGCGCAACAGGCAAAAGTTAAGAGCAATATTTCCCTCTGAGGAGGCTTTTAATAACTTTGAGCAGCTGATGAAAACTGAGGCTCAGATGTCTGCAGCCAGAGCATATTATTTGCCTAGGTCTGGATCTAAAACAGCTGGTATGGGTGTAGATGTGGCAGAGCACGGTGGATCTGCTGATCTAGGCTTGTTAAATGACATTATGAGCGGTAGATTTAATCTGGCAGCTCTAAAGTTAGCTCCTAGTGTTTACGGTGCTGCAACTGGCATGAAACCAACCACAGCATCGGCACTAGAGAAAAGTCTGATGACTCCTGGCAAAACAGCAGAAAGTTTGGCAGAAAAGCTACAGGCAGCAAAATTAGCGGAGCAAAGGGTCAAACGAGCTCCATTGCTATTTACAAAGCCAATCGTAGCTCCAGCAGCGATAAGCACACCGCAAGAGCAATATAAATAGGAGGACTTATGCCACTCAAGAAAGGTTCCAGCAAGGAGGTCATCTCCACCAACATACGCAAGCTCACCAAAGAGGGTGGCAGACCTCGCAAGCAGATCATTGCTATTGCGCTGACCACAGCCAGGAAATCCAAGAAAGGTGGCAAGCGGAAGGCTAAAAGATGAGTGATAAAAAGCCTAATCTTTCTGTTGGTAGGGGTGAAAAGCTATCAGTTTCCAAGGGTGGCGGTCTGACCGAGAAGGGTCGAAAGAAGTACAACCGTGCTACTGGAAGTAATTTGAAAAAGCCCCAGAAGTCTGGTCCGAGGCACAAGTCATTCTGTGCCAGGTCTAAGAGCTGGAAAGGTGAACGAGGTAAGGCTGCTAGACGTAGATGGGGGTGCAGATGAGCAAGAAAAAAGACAAGGGTATCAACCCAGAGCTGGAGGAAGCTATCTCCACCATGCTGAGAGAGGTGATGTTGGACTCAACTGCCTCAATTACCGATAAGACAAAAGTGCTAGACAGAGCTCTAAAACTAGAGGCTATCAAGCTAAAACTCTCCGATGATGAATGGGGAGCTGGTCTTATGGGGTTAGATGATGATGACGAGAAGTGATATGATGATTACTTTTCAACAGAGGGGTATACAAAATGGATTCAATAGCATTGATTCGCCTAGCGTTAGAGGTCATCTCAGACCGATTGATCACAATCTTAGCTCTCACGATGAGCTGCGGTCTGGCTTGTTACACGATGTGGGCGGGGGATTGGACAAGGGTATCCACCCTTGGTATATTCGTAGTGTTCAGTTATTTAGTAGTTACACAAAAGGAGCGCAATAATGCCAAGCAGCAACAGATCCAACCAGAACATTCCTAGTGCTGGTCGTGAAAACAGGAAGATGCAAGATGCTCCTGTGCAACGTCCACAGGCTTATAACCAGCAAATTGGCATGGCTGTGCGCCCACAGCTGCCCAGAGATGCTACAAGCGGTCAAACAAGATGGCAGCCAGGTGAGCTCCCTATGGGTGGCTTTAGAGCTGTAATCGACTTTTCTGGCACTCCTAGCTACAACACTAAGAAGTCACCTACATCTGGTGGTGGCAAGAAGGTGTACTAATGGCTAATAATATTGCTTTCCAGGCTCAAGGCAAAACCTATAAAGCCAACACCACCACCACGTCACAGACTATTGCTGTATATGCAGATAGTCCTTGTAACCAATTATTGGTTGCCAATCACGATCCAACTGGAGCTACTGGCTTTCCCACTTATTTCAACGTAAGTGCTAATGCTTCTGTGACTTGTGTTGCTCCTGGTAACGGGTCAGCTCAGTATTCTCTAGTTTCAGTTCCTGGTCAAAATAAAGTGTTTACCATCCCAGGTCAATTTACTCCTGGCACACCTATATACATAGCGTTTATCACAGACTCAGGTGCTACAGGTGCTGTGCAATGTTATTTCACTCCTGGTGAGGGGCTGTAAATAGACCCGTTTACGCTTGCAATGATGGCTTTCTCCGCTGTAAAGAGCGGAGTGGCTGCCTACAAGGAAATCAAGCAAACAGGCGGGGAAGTGGTCAAGATTGTGAACGAGCTGAGTGGTGCACTTGGCTCTTTTTTTGACCACCAGGAGCAAGCTAAAAAGGTAGACGAGGAGCTGAAAAAGAACCCTCCCAAGGGAAAATCCTTGCAAGCCATAGCTCTAGAGAATGTGCTACGCAGAAAGCAGCTAGAACAGGCTGAGTACGATCTAAGACAGATGCTGGTGTATGAGTCACCACCAGAGCTCGGAGCGGTCTGGACAGAGTTTGAGGCAGAAAAGTCTAGGCTAGTGAAGGAACAGGCAGCTATAGATAAGGCGCAAAAAAAAAGGAAGTACTCGAATCATACGAAAGACGTATGCGACACGATCGGATCAAGATTGGGGTTGCAATATGTATCGCAGTATTTGTGGTGGCTTTCACCATCGGTGGCTTGATGTACCAGATCCATTTGTGGACTGAAGAGCGCAAAAGAGAAGACCGCTGGTATATTGAGTTTCACAGAAAGTTCGAGCAAAATAGCAAAGAAGTAGAGTGCTACAACATTTTCAGAGAGACAGGGTATCTACCCAAATACTGTAAGGATTGATATGGATTGGCTTAAAACTATTGCACCAACTATTGCCACCGCTCTTGGTGGACCATTCGGAGGATTAGCGTATGAAGCAGTTTCAAAAGTTCTTGGAGTTTCTCAAGACGATGCAAAAAAGATGCTTGACGATGGCAAGCTCACAGCTGACCAAATTGCAAGCGTTCAGCAAGCGGAAATAGCTCTAAAGGCAAAGGCTCAAGAGCTGGGGCTAGACTTTGAACAGTTGGCGGTGACTGACCGAAAGTCGGCAAGGGAGATGCAAAGCAATACGCACTCCTTTATTCCTCCCGTCCTTGCTATTTTGGTCACCATAGGGTTTTTTGGTATCTTATACGGGTTGATGACCGAGCAGTTCAAAACGTCAGACGCACTCCTTTTAATGCTCGGTAGCCTGGGCACAGCATGGACTGGTGTCATTGCCTTTTATTTTGGTAGTTCTGCTGGTTCGCAAGCCAAGGATGCTATGCTGCACAAATCAACTCCTACGGAGCAGAAATGATTAACTCAAGATCACTAGATGAGCTACTCCCAGAAGTCAAAATCAAAGTCGAGCAGTTCATCTCCTTATGCAAAGATGCTGGAATTGAGCTACTCGTTACGTCCACTTACAGAGACAATGAGAGCCAAGCTGCACTCTATGCTCAAGGACGAACAGCTCCAGGCAACATTGTTACAAATGCTGGACCTGGTGAGTCTTATCACAACTATCGCTGTGCTGTGGACGTTGTGCCTCTGGTTAATGGCAAGCCTGATTGGGATGGATCTCATCCAGTTTGGGCAACTATTGGCTCTCTTGGTGAGCAAGCTGGTCTAGATTGGGCGGGTAAGTGGGTGCACTTTAAAGAGCTTGCCCACTTTCAATACACAGGCGGTCTTACTATTGCCCAGCTAAAAGAAGGCGCAACAATAGCGTAGTCTACCCAGCAGACCCGTTAAGCAGTTTGTGAACGATCTCAGGATTTTGCTGCAGCGTATAGGCTAGTAGTGTAAACCCTGAGTACTTCTGAATATTGTTCACATTAGAGATGTACAACTTCTGGGACTGAGCCATAGCCAGAAGATCTGTGAACATCTCCAGATTCACTTGTTCCTGGTTGCTGTGATGTTTGTGGTGTAGTGGCTCACCACCATTGTCTTTAAACGTAGAGAGTCTGACCACCTTGGTCTTGTCAAAGAACTCTCTTGCATACTTAAAGACCTGGTAGTCATCGCTACAGACCAGGAGTGTCTTACCAGCCACGTCCTCTTTCATCTTCATAAACTGGTATTTGTAATCCATCTTGTAGTCGGTGTTACGCACGTGAACAGAAACGTACTCACCCAGTTTGGCAATCTTAGCCTTGATGTACTCCTGGATGTGTGACTTAAAGACCAGACCATCCAGGCAATAGATAGACAGGAACTCCCCCTCCCAGCATTGCTCATGGACCAGAACGTCCTCCTTATGACCCAAATCCATATTGAAGGTTAACTTCTGCTTAGACTCGATCTCGATGAAGTTGTTAACAACTGGGCTGTACTTAGAGATGTAGGAGTCTAGTCTTCCCTCTGTGACAGATGGCTTTGATGTGAGCTTGTTGAGCTCGGTGTAGTTGTTCTTGCGGATGACAGAGCTCCTGTGCATGAACGATGTACTAAAGTAATTCCAGAAGTCATCGTGCAAGCCAGACTCTGTGGAGTCTATGAGCAAGTATCTGTGGTGCTTTTCAGCGTATCTCCAGCACTTCTCGATCTCGCACAATGTGTCGTTAAGTCCACCACGGGGTTTGCAAAGAACGTACTTCATGCTGGTAACTTCCAAAAGAATTGATATGCTGCAAGACAAGGCTCAATGCCTAGTGACTTAAAGTAATCATAGACATACTTACCCTTACCCTCTAATTGACCGTTTACAACCCAGTTGTCATCTACACCTATCAGGCAGCCAGGCGCAAGGCTTGGCATGATGCTGGTGAGCTCGTAGAGGTGATGCAGCGCAGACTTGTTTGTGATTGCAAGATCATCACGGGGCGCATCAAATGAGTCTAGGTAAAGTAGATTGATCTGACTGTTGTTCTTCTGCATATTTTTACCAAGACCGTAGAGGAACTTGATACTGTCTCCCTCGCACACCGCAGATCTTTCGCATTGCATCTTGCTCAAACAATACTTAGTGCTCTCTGGGCTGATGTCTACGGTCATAAATTGACCACCAAACTCTTTGATGTGCGCATCAAACAGCAGACTACTTTGCCCGTCACCATCCCAGTTACCCTCTGTCCTGGCGCATCCTGTCTCAATGATGGTTGGATCTTTGATGTCTTTGAGGTAATCAAAGATGTAGTCAAAGCCTATTTGTCTTTGACCCAGGTGTGGTCTGGCTGCTTGATAGAGTTGTGATGTCATGCCTTTTCTCCGATTACCATGAATGAGTTGTTGAGGTCTACGTTAGATCCGATGATGTTGACATAGCCACGGTCTTGCAGAAAGTCACAGATGAACTCTCGGTCTAGCACGTGAAGATGTTTGCGGTTGTTCCACGGTCTCCAATAGCTCTGAGAGTAGTGTGGAAGATACAGGAAGAGAACACCACCAGATCTGAGCCTGGTAGTCCAATGGTCTAGCGCATCTATCCAGTTCGGCAAATGCTCTAGGCAATGGCTGCTGAAGATATAGTCTACAAGAGGCTCTGGCAGCTGATAGGCATCTGAGTTGTCGATCTGTGGATCTATAGGCACAGCACCTGGTAAGCACCACTCCATGCGGTTGCAGCCTATGTCGTACCCGTACCCCTTGCAGAAGTGCTTGGCAAAGGGGATTGCAAACTGTGCTGCAAAACCCTCTGCTTGAAAGGCTGGGTACTGTCTACCGTTATGAGTAATTACTTGCATAGGGGGGAGTCCATTTGGTCATTCAACTGAGCTGGGCAGAAACAAGGAAAATTCCCAACGTCTGACATCCTGGAGTGCCTTGTTAACCTCCCGAATCTGTTTTCAATCATATTGTCCCCTTGCTCTTATGTTAAAAGCACAATTTTTTGCTTCCCAAAACCAATTGCCTTTTTCTTCGTTTATTTCTTGGACAATTTCACACTCTTTTGCACATTCCTCACGTTCGTCTTCAGCAATAGCATCAACTATTGTGCGTACCATACCCTCGCTGAAGTGTTCGCAAAGTAGAGTTAAGACTTCTTCTTTTGTCATGGCGCTGGGAGGAGTCCACCCTCGAATAAGTAAGTACCAAAGTGACCCAGCTGCACCCACGGTGCTGCCCACACACTCAGACCAGACTCAATGGCTTTGTAGCAGAAGTAGTAATCCTCTGATAACAACCGCTCTGTGCCTGGCTCTATCATGCAAGCAAAGTATTCTGTGATGCGATCTGTGATCTGCTGCGCATCTGTGAACGTGATGTCGTTGTTGTATGTTGGTAGTGTCTTAGCCATGTGCTCTAGTGTTTCACGCTTGATGAGCATAAAGCCTGT